TCTACACAGAGTAGATCGTCGGCAGCGTCAGATGTGTATAAGAGACAGACTTTAGAGCGCATATCAACAGCTTCAAGTCTGTTGAGAACTCTTTTTGTCATTCTAGCTAAACCACTGCTACTCATTAATAAGTTTTATATAGATCCAACACACGTTTAATGTGATCTGGAAATGCTGGATTATTTCTCATACTTGTGCTACCTTGATTTTGTATAGTAGCACCTGCAAGAGTTTGTCTTTGTTTATGTTCGTCTCTTAAATAGTATGTAGTTAAGTCGTATACTGCAAGTTTTAAATCTGAAGGCACTGCTGAATACCCTGCGGTATATACCACTTTTACAGAGCCGGGGCCACGATGCCAGTTTCTGTAGTGCCCACTACCACTTGTTCTGTATAAAGAATCTGTAGCACTGTCTAAATAATAATCATAACTACCAGTAGTAAGAGTAGTATAGCTTTCATTATATGAAGCTCGCTCTTCTACAGAAGTAATACTATTTACAGGACTCTCAGTAAGTTGTACTATATGAGTCTCATAGTTTACATTTATGTATTCTGTTTTTTCAGTAGAATAATAGTCTACAAGACTATTGCCACAATAAGTTTTTACTAATTGACTCACAGATGGGATTAAAGCCTCGATACGCAAATCCTCTTTGGGAGATTGAATACCTTCAGCAGTTTTATATTCTTCTAACGTGATTAAATTAGCCATAAGTAAATTAGTAAAAACTTAGGGGGAGAAGCCTCCCCCTAAGATCCATAGCTAGTTAGCTATTAGGCGTATGCCCAACGTACTGAAGGAACGTTTGAACCAGAGTTCGCGAACAATTCGTTAAAGCCCAGAGACTGAGCAGCAACGATTACGTTACGCTGTTCCTTAGTGATGTAGTCTGTTTCGATTGTTACACCGCGCAGACGTGGAATCACATAGTTTCTCATATTTACAGCCAGAGCTGCAGTAGTAGTTGGAGAACCAGCAGAGGCTAGGTTATAAGCCAGCTGATCAGTAGCAACTACTGGAGAACCAAATACTGAACCCATTACACCAGTGATCTTTGCTGCCAGATCGTTACCAACTTCATTTACATCGGTAAAACCTGTAGCATCAATCAGCTCGTAGTAAGCATCTGTAGGTACGATGTACGCTACGTCAGCAGGATTCAAGCCATACTTACCCATTTCCTTACGCATTGCAAGAAGGTTAGCAGGAGTTACTTCGCCAGCACCAGAAGCATCAAGTGCAGTCTGAGCTGATGCAGTTGCAAAACCATTAGTATCATCAGTACCGGAAGCACCAACAAGACCAGTAGCAAACCCGCCAGAGTTACCAACAAGGATAGCCTTATCGATAGCAACAGCGTGTGCACGTGCAAGTGCGGAAGTAATCATCGGAAGAATTGATACAACGATTTGCTCGTCAGTATCATTCGAGATGAACGTGCTTGAAATCAATCTATGCGCCTGAAGAACAACACGACCTACGTTGTAGTTGTTGTCTGAAGCACCTGCTTCTTCCAGGTTGTTAGCTGCAGTTTCTGCACCAGCAGAGCTCCAGTTAGCAGCCTCAGTTTCAGGGGCCAAAGGCAGTACAGTCGCACCAGATGTTACGTTAATTTCACGGAACAATGGAGCAATCTTCTGCTCTTGACGTACTTCTTCTTCAAAAGCAGAAGAAACGCTTACGTCGATACCAGCAGATGTGGTAGCATCATAAGTGATTTCAGCCTTTTCAAGAATTTCTTGACCATAAGAGGTATCCCAACCCTTACGAGTGATCTTACCAAGAATATGAGCGTTAAGAAGATCTTTAGCATGAGCTTTAAGATCACCAGCCTTACGGCCAGAAAAATCTCGCTTGCTACGACGCATCGCTTCAAGCTCCTCAGCTTTCTCCTGAAGCTCTTTCTTGTATCGGTCGAGAACTTCTGCAGTATCTGCATTGCTCGATTCCATTTCTTTACGAAGGTCTTCGACAAGACGCTCTGCACCAGTTTCAACACCGACACGAATCGCTTGCTTAGTTTCAGCTTCAGCAGCTTCTTTTTGAGCTACCTCTTCTGCTGCCTTCTCTGCTTCAGCTTCGGCTGCAGCTTTTTGCTCGGCTTGCTTCATAGCGATAGTAGCGGCAGTTTCCTCTGCTACTTTTTTCGCAAAAGCTTCCAAGTCTATTTTCTCATCAGACATATCTGTCTCCTTTTGCGTGGATTGAGTATCCACTTCTTCCGGTGCGTCACTAGCTACACTAGATGCATTAACATCTTCCTTAGCCAGAGACTGACCGGCTAGATCGACACTATTTATGAAAGTTTTCTTAAACTCCTCGTACTCTTCTTGAGAGTCAAAGGACTTAGCCAAAGAAAAAGTAGCTGCTTGATTACAAGGCACAGAAACTACTGAGACCTCGAACAATTCAGCATCCTTAATCATTAATCCGTCGCTTTCCTTTAGATAATCCGCATCCTTGACTCGAAAACCGACGGAAAAAGCTCCAAGGATACCTTCTTTAACTAATTCACACACGTTGGCGGGAGCCGACTTGCTAATTTTAGCTTCTAGCTCTAGCCCGTTGTCTGTTACCTTAAGTCCCGTTGCACGACCGATTGGACGATCGTAATCATGATTGAAAAGAATAATAGGATTCTTTTCAAAGTTAGAAAGACCGCCCTTATTCCAGGCTTCTGCAGCGATTACATCGCCTGCTCTATCGGTATCTGCGGTACTTGCCATACCACGAATAATAACAGAGCCGTCTTCAACTTCATGAGACTTAAAGGTAGAAGTTAAGTTAAATATTTTATTCATCAACCTTACCTTTCTTTGCTGTAGTTACAGTCTTCGCCATAGGTATATCTATTTTTGGCGGTTTTGGTTTTTCAATTACAAACTGATTTATTTCTAAATCAGGCTTTTTATTTGCAAGTTCCCAAAGTTCTGGTTGTTCGTTTTCTATAAGCATTAAAGCTCTGTGCCAAGATCCCGCGATTCTATTAATCTCTTTTAGAGTAGTCATTCTTGGTCTTTGAGGATGTACTCCGTATTCTTTCTGTGTGGGTACTTTTCCTATTTCTGCAAAAAACATTCCTAAATCTTTTGCTAATCTTCTTTTCTGTCCTCGTGTTGCTGCCATTAGTCCTCCTGTGACTCTTCTGGACGACCCCCCTCTGAAGGGTCTGCGGCGCTACCCGCTATATTTGCTGGTATTCTTAATTCGTCTTGACCTTCAATGGGCTCATAACCAAGCTGTGATCTAGCTTCATTTGGGCTAAGTATTCCTGCATTTACGAGAGATTGATAGTATTGTGCCTGATCTCTTAGTTCTGGTTGAAGTGCAGGAGTCCCAGTTACATCTTCTCGAATAACAAATCCAAAGTATCTGCTAAACGCAAAATTCATTTTGCGAACTATCGGAAGAACAGTTTCCAAATAGTATAAGCGCATATTGGGACGAATATTAGCATTGTTTCCTGAATCCAATAAGATGGGAGGAACCCCAATAGCTTTAAGTATAATCTTTTCATTTTCAGTGATTGCATTGGTAAAGTCAAGCTCTTTAAAGTTTACATTTGAAATCTTGTCAACTTCTATGCCACCATCTAAAATAAGAGGTCTTCGACCTCCAGAGTCTGGTCTATAACGAATAGCCCAAGACTGTAGCATTCTTTCTTTGATCTTTTCTGACAGAGTGTTTGGCGACTTGAGTACAAGACCTGGAACAGCTCCATTCTTAAAAAAGTTGTCTTGAAAAGACCGCATATTTGCCATTAGTTCCATAGTACGAACTGCTGGCTTTAATCTTGAAACTCCTCGATAAATATCGTGAAAAGAGTTTTCTTTTATATGTATTACTTCATCTGGCCCATAATCTATATCGTTATAAGTATATTTTTCAATATAAGTTTTACTGTCTGCGTGAATTGTTACGTTATCGGCAGGTAGGTGATATAGATGTGCGCCATCAAAGTATACAAAAATATTACCATCAAGAAGATAGTCTGTAATAAGGTTTCGCTTAAAAGTGCTAATATCCTGAAACAGGTTTGGCTCTGTGTTTAACAGAGTAGATACTTTTGCTCTTTTTACTCCTTTTACAACTCCAGAAAAGCCTTCCTGAGTTACTTCTAGTGGAATTTCGGCAGTATCATCAACTACAATATTTACAGCACGGTTTACGATTTCAAGAGTTTCATAATACTTTTCGTAACGTGTTGTAAATTCTCTGGAAGACTGCTTATCGGAACCCAAGTATTGTTGGATAGGATTCAGCTTCTCTTCGACTTCTTGAGGCTGCTGTCTGCCCAAGATTCTGTCATACCACGCCATATTTTTCTCTTTGAATCTCTACCCAGCGCATCTGTTTTTGCGCTGTTGAAAGTTCTGGGTTCCTACCATAAATTGAATGTAGTTGCAGATGATGATCATGACAGAGAGTAACTGTGTGATCATAAAGCTCTGCATGCATCTCTTTTATAAACTCATCTCTCCAGATAATTGTGTACTCATCTGTGTAGTGGTCTGGTCTTATTTTTCTTTTTTCTCTTAACCACTTCGAGAGTAGTGGACTTAAACTATAAAAGTGATGAAAGTCTAATTCTGTATTCTTTCCGCATATTTCGCAGAATTTTCCTTTTTTATATAGTGATTTTGCCTTGTCTCGTATATATTTTACTTTATCTCGTTTTAAGTCCATTTCTAATACCAAAATTATATCTAACTTCACATTTTATGTCAAACACTATTTTTCTCATGTATTACTAGAATCCTGTGTGTGAGACTTCGAATGAATATAGCGCATATCGTAATGCATCCGCCATGTGCGAAGCTCTGTCGTGTTTGGGTTTTTCTTTTGCGAGATTTGGATTTGGATCCCACTGATATCCGTCAAGAGCTTTAAGAACTTCTGAGCACTTTCCATCTACAACCAGGTTATCATTGTCTACTATTCCTCCAACATGAGAGATTCCGTCAAGTACAGACTTCTTCGCATTTACAGTGGAAATACTGTAGTTTTGTGCAAAGTCAAATCGAGTCTGCTGTGCAGCGGAGTCTATGTAGATATAGTCAATGTCCCACTTTTCAATCTTCTTTTGAATTTCTAGTGCGTGACCGTCTGTCGTTCTTTCTGCATCTAAATACTCATCGAGCACATAAAACTTTTCCTCCGACCAGCAGTATGCTATAACTACGAAAGCCGTGGGATCTCGAAAACCAACGTCCAACCCCGCGAGTACATCCATCTTTTTAGTTTCTAATTCTGATAAATCTGCAACACACTTTTCTGAATTAAAAGCCCAGATTTGACCTTCGTAGGTATTGAAATCCGCTTCGTACTCTTGTCTAAATTCTGCTTCGCTCATGGACTTACGTGCTTCGTCAATATCTGCCTGAGACATCCGGGGGTTGTCGAGATATGTTGCACGAATACTTATCCATTCTGGATATTCTGGATTAAAACCTCTTTCAAAAAACTTAGCAAACCAGTTAGTCTTTCCACGAGGAGTCGAGATGAAAAGTGCTTTGGAATTTTCTTTGTCAAGAGTCGGTCTTAACGAAACGTTAAATGCTTCTTCTCCTTCAGAGGTAAGTGCAGCCTCATCGAATATAATTAAGT